AAAACTGAATCGTTAGTTAGTAGAATGACATCATTTGCTGATATGATTCAAATTACACATTTAAAGCTTCAACAAGTTTTATCTCGTATGGTTCCCGATGGTGTTTATTTGGACGCTGATGGTTTAGCAGAAGTTGATTTGGGTAATGGAACTAATTATAATCCGCAAGAAGCATTGAATATGTATTTCCAAACAGGTTCTGTTATTGGTAGATCAATGACACAAGATGGTGAATTTAATAATGGGAAAGTACCAATACAAGAATTAAGAGCTGGTGCTGGTGGTTCAAAAATACAAAGCTTAATACAATCTTATAATTATTATTTGCAAATGATGCGAGATGTTACAGGGTTGAATGAGGCAAGAGATGGTAGCACGCCAGATAGAAATGCACTAGTTGGTTTACAAAAAATAGCTGCTGCTAATTCAAATACAGCTACAAGACATATATTACAAGCCGGTTTATATATTACTTTAAAAACTGCGGAAGCAATATCATTAAGAATATCTGATATATTAGAGTTTTCAAATACTAAAAATTCTTTCATACAATCGTTAGGTAAAGTTGATGTTGCTACTCTTGCTGAAATTAAAGATTTACATATTCATGATTTTGGAATATTTTTGGAATTATCTCCAGACGAAGAAGAAAAACAATTGTTGGAAAATAACATACAAATGGCTATTACACAAAAGCAAATAGAATTAGAAGATGCTATTGATGTTAGAGAAATTAGAAATTTAAAATTAGCTAATCAGTTGTTGAAATTAAGAAGAAAGCAAAAGTTTGAAAAAGATAGACAAATCCAAATGGAAAATATCCAAGCACAGTCTCAAGCTAACGCTCAGTCAGCTCAAGCAGGGGCCGCCGCAGAAATACAAAAACAGCAAGGGATTGCTGAAACAAAAGTACAAATTGCACAAGCACAATCGCAATTTGATATTGCAAAACTTGAAAGAGAAGCACAAATTAAAAAAGAACTAATGGAGTTTGAGTTTCAGCTTAATATGAAGCTTAAAGAGCAGGACAATCAGGTGATTAACAATAAAGAGAAGTATAAAGAAGATCGTAAAGATAAAAGAACAAAAATACAAGCTTCACAACAAAGTGAACTTATAGACCAGAGAAAATCTGGAAAACCACCAAAAAACTTTGAATCCGCTGGGTTTGATAACTTAGGTGGATTTGGATTAGAACAATTTGATCCAAGATAATACTTAAACAATTATATTTTATTATGTCAGAAAACATCAAAGCAGAAGCTTTAGACATCGAAGAAAAGTCTATTGCTGAAAAAGAAGCAGAGGTACAAAAGCTATCAACTAACGAAGATGGCGATTACACTGTGGATTTAGGAAAAATTAATCAATCAAAAGAAGAAACAGATGCCGTTCAAAAACAAAGCCCAGAAGATGGCGTGTTACGCGGAAGCAGCGAAGATGAAAAAAATGGGGAAGAAGCCAAAGTGGAACTGCAAGAAGTACAGCAAGAAAAAGTAGAAGAGCCTGTACTGGAAGAAATTATTGAAAATGAAAAAAATAATACTGAAGAGGAAGGAGTGGATGGAAGCGTTAAAGCTCCCGACGCCACACCGGAACCTGAAGAAGTATTACAGGAAGAAAAAACACAAGAACCAGAAGTAAACTTACCAGAAAATATACAAGATCTGGTAAAATTTATGGAAGAAACTGGTGGAACTCTTGAAGATTACGTTAGACTTAGCGCTGACTATTCAAATGTAGATGAAAATACATTATTAAGAGAATACTATAAACAAACTAAGCCTCATTTGAGTTATGATGAAGTGTCGTTTTTATTAGACGATAAATTTTCATTTGACGCAGAAATCGATGAGGAAAGAGATATTAAAAGAAAAAAACTTGCTCTCAAAGAGGAAGTCGCAAATGCCAATAAGTTTTTAAACGAAACTAAGGAAAAGTACTATAAGGAAGTCAAGTTGGGTTCCAGATTAGCTCCTGAACAGCAAAAAGCTATTGAATTTTTTGACAGATACAATAAAGAGCAACAATCAGCTGAAGAATTATTAAAGCAGCAAACAAAACATTTTCAACAAGAAACTAGTAAAGTTTTTAGCGAAGAATTTAAAGGTTTTAATTTCAACGTAGGAGACAAGAAATACCGTTTCAATGTAAAAGATGTTAATAAAGTAAAAGAAACTCAGAGTGATTTATTGAATGTTTTCAATAGATATGTTGGTGACAATAAAATGTTACAGGACGCCGGGGGTTACCATAAAGCTTTATTTGCCGCTTCTAATCCTGACAAAATAGCTAACCATTTTTATGAACAAGGTAAAGCAGATGCAATCAAACAAATGAGTGCCGAAGCTAAAAACATTAATATGGATCCTAGAAAAACTTCTAGCGGATATGTTGATGCTGGTGGATTAAAAGTAAAAGCTATTTCTGGGGATGATAATTCTAAGCTAAAATTTAAACTTAAGAATTATTAATTAAAAACTATTTTAAAAAATGGCAACAAACGCATCATTTGCTGGCCCATTGGCTGGCAGCATTTTAACTCCTTCGGCATCGAAGATGACTACACTAGGGAGTTACTTAGACATCCAAAATGACGGATGGGCTAAACAATATCTACCTGAGCTTTACGAAAGTGAAGTACAGAGATACGGGAACAGAACTATTTCTGGATTCCTTTCACAAATTAGTGCAGAAATGCCTATGTCTTCTGATCAAGTAATTTGGTCTGAGCAAGGTAGACTACACTTATCTTACAACGGTGAGATTAATCCTGTTACAGGTGCAATCGACGCTATTACTGGTATTGACTCTGGAGCTTCTGAAACACACGCGATCAGAAAAGGAGCAACATTAGTATGTGAGGTAAACAGTATTGTATTTAAAGCTTTCGTTAAAGTTGGAGTTGAAACAGCTAACAACGCTTTAACAATTAAGCCTTACGGTGCTGAAAACGTTGATGACCTAGCGGGAATCGCGACTACAGACAATCAAGCAATCAAATTTTTCGTATACGGTTCTGAATTCAAAAAAGGAACTGCTAGTATGACTGAATCTGTTGAGCCTGGTTTCAAAACTTTCACTAACAAGCCAATGATTATCAAAGATCACTTTGAAATCAACGGATCTGACACTGCTCAAATCGGGTGGGTACAAGTAAGTGGTGAAGGCGGAGAGTCTGGATACTTATGGTACTTAAAATCTTCTGCTGATACAAAAGCAAGATTTGATGACTATTTAGAAATGATTGCAATTGAATCAGAAAAATCTCATTCAAGTGCAGACGCTGATATTCCTGAAGGTTCTGAAGGTTTACTAGCTGCTATCGGATCTAGAGGTATCGTAGCGACAAACCAATTTGACTCAGCTACTCCAGCTGCTGATAAGCTTCCTGAGTTTGATCTTTTATTAAAAGAATTAGACAAGCAAGGAGCTATCGAAGAAAATATGTTATTCTTAGATAGAGATGCAAATCTTTACATAGATGACTTATTAGCTGGTTTATCATCTGGAGCACAAGGTGGAACTGCTTACGGAGTATTTAACAACTCTGAAGATATGGCATTAAACCTTGGATTCACAGGATTCAGAAGAGGTTCTTATGACTTCTACAAAACTGACTGGAAATATCTTAACGATAAATCTACAAGAGGTTCTGTAGGATCATTAAAAGGACTTTTAGTTCCTGCTGGAACATCTTCAGTATATGACCAAAACTTAGGAAGCAATGTTAGAAGACCTTTCTTACACGTAAGATATAGAGCTTCTCAAGCTGACGATAGAAAATTAAAATCTTGGGTTACTGGTTCAGTAGGTGGAGCATCTACAATCGGTGATGACAAAATGGAGATTCACTATCTTTCAGAAAGATGTTTAGTAGTACAAGCTGCTAACAACTTCATGAGATTTGACTCATAAATTTGACGTAAAGTTTATCCCCACGGTAATAGTGGGGGTACTCTTTGCTTTTATTAATTATATTATATTATATCATGACAAAAATTAAAGAAAAAACAAAAGAAGTTAAACCTAAATGGGAAATAAAGGATAAAATATATGAACTGTGCATAAATGAAACGCCAATAGTTTATATGGTAAAATCCAGAGGTATATTATGGTTTGACGAAGAAAAAGGATACGAAAGAGAAATTAAATACTGTGAAAATCAAAAAACAGTATTTGTAGATGAAATGAAAGGACCGCAAAGATTATCACATATTATTTTCAGAGATGGTAATTTATACGTTCCAAAAGAAAAACAAATTTTACAAAAGTTTTTATCTATGCACCCTGATTTAGGGAATAGATTTATAGAACACAACCCTGTTAAAATAGCCGAAGACGATCTTGATTTTATTGAATTAGAAATTAGTGCATTAACAACAGCGCAAGGCGTAGATGTTGATCACGCTGAAGCAATATTAAGAACAGAATTGGGCGACAAGGTATCTACGATGACTTCTAAGGAGCTTAAAAGAGATTTATTACTATTTGCTCGTAACAACCCGGAATTATTCTTAGAACTTGCAAATGATGAAAACATAAATATTAGAAATGTTGGTATAAAAGCAGCAGAAAGAAATATTATTGTTTTATCAAATGACCAAAGAACATTTACTTGGGCATCGACAGGAAGAAAACTTATAACAGTTCCATTTGATGAAAATCCGTATTCAGCTTTAGCTGCGTGGTTTAAAACAGATGAAGGTGTTGAAGTTTATCAAACTATTGAAAAAAAATTAAAATAAAATGCTTATAGTGGTTAGGCCGCAAGTAAGCGGCTTAATCATTATATAAAAAAATATTATGGCAATATCAGTTGATACAACATATAAAACAGTATTATCAATACTAAATAAAGAATCAAGAGGTTTTTTAACGCCAGATGAATTTAATAAAATAGGTTCACAGGTCCAACTTGATATATTAGAAAAAAACTTTTATGACTACAATAGAGCAGTTGTAAAAAGTAATTTAAATCGTTCTGTATCAGAATACGGTGATATTCCATCAAATATTAAAGAAAAAATAGATATTTTATCTAAAGAAGCAAATTTATTAATGTATGGTATTAACGGAATAAAAGTTGGTACAAATGTAAGGACTAGAACAACAACTACGGGTGTTAGTATTCCTACACAAGTTACAGCCGGTACATATTCAAATTTAGCCACAACTTCAAATGGTAGTGGCACAGGTTTAAAAGTTACTGTTGTAGCCACCGCAAATAATTTTGTTTCAATAACAGTTACAGAAGCGGGATCAGGTTATGCAGCGGGCGATGTAATTACTATTGCCCAAGCGTTAATGACAGGCGCAAATAATCCTTATACGTTTCCAATAGAAAGCACTGATTTAGTAAGTGGCAACTTTATATTACCTACAGATATATATAAAGTAATTAATCTTTCAAGATTAAATAGAACAGTAAATTTTGATGAAATAAATAAATCAGAATTTACTTATGTTAATTCTTCTAAATTAACAGCCCCATCCAAAACTTATCCTGTTTATTATAGAGATCATCAAAGTATTAAAGTAAGTCCTATGAGTTTAGTTGGTGAGAATATTACTTTTGACTATATAAAAATACCAGCGGAACCAGTATGGGGAGGTGCTACAGATGCTTATGGGGCTATTACATACACCGCTTCGGCATCTACTGATTTTGACTTGCATATTTCTGATAGAGTTCAATTAATTATTGGAATTTTAAAATATGCTGGGGTTGTAATCAGTGACCCACAAATAATTCAAGCTGCTAGTGCTGAAGCAAACTCACAAGTTCAATTAGAAAATTTATAATAAATGGGATTAATTACAAAAACAAATCAATCGTATTACAATAAATCACAAGGGTTTGTTGGCACAGGTTCAGCTACAGGGTTTACTTTAACCACAGCCGCTTTTGAATCAATTCCCACTAGTGTTGTTGTATTTGTAGATGGCAAAGAAATAAACACAAATAATTACAGTTATAGCTCCCCAACAGTAACCTTTTCGGGTAATGTAAGCAATGCAGATGTTCTTGCAAACAATGGCGCTCCGCTTGCTGGTAAAATTATAGAAATTAAACCAACTGGTTCATTAAATAAATTTGGGGATTACAGATATATATCTTTAAACGATGCTATAAACAACTACATGGTTGCATTTGTTGGTGATGGTAAATTAATACCTAGTGTAAAAAAATCAGATGTATTATTCCATGCTAAAAGAGGGATACAAGAATTTAGTTACGATATAGCTAGAACAGAAAAAATACAAGAAATTGAAGTTGGCACTAGTTTATCTATACCAATGCCACAAGATTATATCCATTATGTGAGAATATCTTTTATAGATGATACAGGTATTGAGCACATTGTTTATCCAGCCAGATATACATCTAAGCCATCAGAATCAATATTACAAGACGATGATTACAATTATTTATTTGATGTTGATGGTTCTTTATTAACTGGAACGCCTGTAACAGATGATAGATTTAAAACATTTGATAATAGAAAAATATCAGGTAACTTTGCTGAAGAAGATATTAGTTATGATACCAGCATAGGATTACAAAAAATAACTTCTTATGGCGGTAGAAAAGGTTCAAATCCAGAAACTACACAAGAAAACGGCGTATTTATAATAGATGAATTAAATGGCAAAATAAGCTTTTCAAGTGAATTAGCTGGTCAAATAGTTACATTAAAGTACACATCAGATGGTTTAGGCACGGATGATGAAATGAAAATACATAAATTTGCAGAAGACGCAATATATAAATACATAACTTACGGTGTTGCTAGTTCAAGAGCAAACTTTCCTGAATACATTATAAATAGATTTAGAAAAGAAAAAAGAGCAGCAATAAGAAATGCTAAATTAAGATTATCTAGCCTTAAAATTGCTGAACTAGAACAAGTGATGAGAGGTAAATCAAAATTTATTAAACACTAATACATGCCAGAAATTAAAAACAACTTCGTTCAAGGTAAAATGAATAAAGACCTTGATGATAGATTATTACCTAACGGCCAGTATAGAGATGCAAAAAATATAACAGTTTCAAAATCTGAAAACTCAGATGTGGGAACTGTTCAAAATATAAAAGGAAATGTAAAATTATTTAATGATAATTTAAATCTTCCCACGTCTGCTCCTTTTTGTGAAACAATAGGTAAATATATAGATTCATTAACTGGAGAAATATTTTGGTTTGTAACAAATTTTGATGGAACGGCTTCTGAAAGCTCTTCTTTAGTTAATTACGCTGGGTCTTCTTTTGTTTGTAAAATATTATATGCAAAACAAGATGGAACATTTAAAACATTAGTTGACTCTTATAGATTAAATTTTAGTAAACAACACCCTATAACACATTTAAATCGGTTAGATAATATTTTATTTTGGACTGATAATTATAATCAGCCTAGAAAAATAGAAATAGACAAAGCGTTAGGGAATAATAATCCCTATAGTAACGATGTTTATTTAGAAGACAAAATTAGCGTTGCACAATATGCTCCTTATGCTGCTCCAATAGTAGAATTATCTTACGATTCTTCTATAAAAAGTAAAACAATTGAAGAAGAATTTGTTAAATTTTCATATAGATTTAAATATGATAATAATGAATATTCATTGATGGCACCGTTTACTCAACATTGTTTTCATCCTGGAAAAGCTTCACAAACATTTAATGATGGAACATATTCGACATCTAGTAGTGGTATGGCGGGTATTTTAACGTCTAGTGATATATCAGATATTGCAAAAACTACAGTAGTTAACAATATGGTTAATAAGGCTAATAAAGTTTCTTTATTAATTACTCTTCCATTTGATGAATCTATATCTTCCCACGCAACCGCCAAAGTTAATAATGGTTCGGGATTATCGGGAACAACCCATGCAATAGATACTGCTGCTGGTACAATTGCTGCTAATAATATAGTTTTAACTGCTGATAATGAATTATACGTTGTAACTGGAACACCCACAGCAACAGCATTTAATACAACGGCTTCTATTTCCCCAGCAATAGCTAATAATACAGATTTGTATTTTTTCAATGTAGGCACCTCATCACCTTACGGGTGGAGTAATAAATTAAAAATAAAAGAAATTGAAATATTATATTCTGAATCTGATAGCACTGCTATAAAAGTAATAGATATAATAAAAGTTGGAACCTCATCACTAACGGTAAAGCCTATTATAGAGGTTATAAGTAGCACATCTGCAAGGTTAAGATATACCTACGAATATATTTACAAGTCAACTAAAGCAACAAAAACACTTCCAGAAGCTGATTTAATTAGGGTTTCAGATATTATACCAGTTAAAGCTAAAACACAAGAAATATCTGGTAATAGAATAATCTACGGAAATTTTTTACAAAATAGAAATACAGATGATGTTTTTGATACATCTAGTATTACTATTGGGAGCGGTGATCAAAGCTTAAAAAATAAAGAATATTTATTGTCTTCTGTAAAATCAAATAGAACATATCAAGTAGGTATTGTTCTTTCTGACAGATATGGTAGGCAATCCCCTGTTATACTGCCAGACGAGTCAACGTCTTTTGTTGACCCTAAAACTGGTGTTGTAACAAATGGCTCGAACTCTTGGAATCATAGTTGTTTAAAAACAACTTTTAATACACCGCTTGGAAGCGATATATATAACAGTGCTGATAATCGTTTAGGATGGTATTCCTATAGGTTTGTAGTTAAACAAACAGAACAAGATTATTATAACGTATATTCACCGCAAGTGTTAGAGGCTGGAACATTGACAAGCGCTGCCGACCGTAGTTCTTTTGTTTTACTCCACGGGGATAATATAAATAAAGTCCCTAGAGATGTAACTGATGTTAATGCAGAAACTGGTAATCAAGGCTCCAATATTAGACTTTTACCAAAAATTAAAGAAAATAATGTTTTACAAGCTAACTACACAAATTTACAACAACAAACCGGGGTAGATTTTATTGAAGTTACTTCAATTGGTACCGCTTTAGAACAAGGTTTAACAGAAAAACTAGATGGAGGAGCCGCAACTGATGTTTTAAATGAAGTGTATCTTAAAGAAAAAAATCCTTTATTTGCACAAATGCCAACTGGTTTAGGCTCTTATTTTAGTACTTGGGCGCCTGGAACAAAAGCGTTTAGTCTATATGCTTTTGAAACACAGCCGTTTGTTTCATCTATTGATATATATTACGAAACATCCTCATGCGGATTATTGCAGGATTTAAAAGATAAAATAGCCGCGAGCGCTGGTGAAGCACCTACGGATATAACTGTAAATTCAACAACATTTAATGAAGCGGACACCTCTGGTTCAACTGTATGTGTTTTTACAGCTAGAAAATCAAATGGGGACCCAGTACAGGGTGGTGCTTCTTTTGCAATAAACAGTATAACAGACGGATTAGGTAATTCTAGGCCTGGCATATTTGCAATAAGCGGGAATCAATTAGTTACAGCAACAACTTTTAATTTTAAAAACACATCTGCAGACCAATTTATAGTTTCTGTTACGGCAACAAGAAATAATACAAGTGAAACATATACTAGAACTCATTTAATTACTTTGCAAAATACTCCAGCTAAAATTAATGTTGGCTCTGGCAATAACGTTTCAAACACAGCCCCAGGTGTAACAATAGCGGCTGTACAAGCTAATCAGAACACAAGTATAACTATAACTGGTTTAAATGGAGGCTTAGCAAATAATACAGAAAATGTTACGTTTACTTTGGTTTCTCAAACTAATACAGGAAGATACAGTATTGATGCTAATACAGGTGTAATTAGTGCTAATGTTAATTTATCGAATGGTATGGCCGACACTTTGGTTTTAAAATCTAGTGACGTTGCTGGAAGTGATAGCCCTAATACTAGTTTAAAAATTACAGTGACTGGCTCACCTTATACACAATTTTGGAGATCTTACAATGGTAATTCAACGGCAGCTACTGCGGTTGACGAACCAACAGGCGTTCAAGCATGGCACAATGGAAACAATGCATTGCCCCAAGAGTTTGATATAGTGTATAGCAACGCAACAGGAACAGCTCTTTTTAGCACGGGTTCTGCTACAGATGGAGCGGGTGGTGATTGGCATTCTATGTGCGGACCTAATTATTGCAGTCATCAAGTTGCGGCGTTTGTTTTTAAAACAAGTAGTGATGGTGTGGTCAGGGCGGTAACAATAGCTTAAAAAAGCAGTAAAAAATGTAATAATTTAAAGTATGGCATACGTAGTTGATATTCAATTTTTTAATACCTTTATTCTTAGGGCAGCAGATCAGAACACTGTTCATGTGGAAGAATCGAGAATAAAAGGAGGTTTTAATGAGGCGTCGGCCGGTCTTGGTCCGAAGGCTTATATTACAAATGAAAACTACGAAGAAAATAAAAGAGCTAATGCTTTAATATATTCTGGTATATATAACTCTAAAACCGATGTTAATAAAATAAACGTTTTTAGCGCGGGTGATAAAATAACTAGGTCTGTAGATCCTGTTAATGGTAGTATAGAGAAATTACACGCAGAAGATACAAACTTGTTAATATTTCAAGAAGATAAAGTAAGTAGAGCTTTAATTGATAAAGATGCCTTATTTACAGCTGAAGGGGGGCAGTTAACCGCATCAGGAGCCGCTGTTATAGGCCAAATTATACCATTTACAGGAAAATATGGGATTAGTAAAAACCCTGAAAGTTTTGCTTTAAAGGGTAATAGAAAGTATTTTACTGATAAAAGTAGAGGAGCGGTGTTAAGATTATCAAGAGATGGTATAACAGAAATATCTAAAGCAGGCATGAAAGATTGGTTTAAAGATAATTTATCTACAGCTTCTAAAATTGTGGGAATGTATGATGATAACTTAGACCAATATGTATTGAATATTAAAAACAATACTGAATATAATACTTTAGCTTTTGAAGAAGATGTTAAAGGATGGACAAGTTTTTATAGTTACAATCCTGACTTTGGCTTTAGTATTAATAAAAATTTTTATACAATAAAAGATAATTATATATGGGATCATGGTACCCTTAATCCCAGTAGAAATTATTTTTATGATGGATTTGAAGAAAGCAGTATAACTTTTGTTGTAAATGCTGAACCCTCTGTGGTTAAATCTTTTAATACCATAAACTATGAAGGAAGCCCAGACTGGGTTATGGAATCTTCAGAAACCGATTTAGCAATGAAATCTTGGCCTATTAGAAAAAGTTCAACTTCAATTGGAAGCGGAGTTTTAGGCACAAGTTTTATTAAAAAAGAAAACAAATATTATTCCCATATAAGAAATAATACTACTTTGACTGCAAAAAACCAAATTATAGGCGTAGATGTATCCGGTATTAAAGGATTTTTTACAACAGTAAAAATGAAGCACGACTCTACAACAGACGAAGTTGAGTTATTTACCGTATCGCATAATATAGTAAAATCAAGTTAAATGAAATTAAATATACGCAGACTCAATGAGTCAGACTATGAAACATTAGTTAAATGGTGGGATGCGTGGCCAGAATGGCAAGCACCACCCAAAACCTTTTTGCCAGATAATGGAAAAGGTGGATTTATTGTTGAAAAAAACAATATAGGTGTAGTTGCTGGATTTGTTTATATGACTAATTCTAAAGCAGCTTTACTTGAATGGATTATATCTAATCCAGAATATAGAGAAAGCGACAGAAAAGACGCGATAGAGCTATTAATTAACGCCGTGGAGCAAGTTTTAAAAGATCAGGGAATTAAACATGTATTTTCAATAGGTCGAAATAAACATTTAATAGAAACTCATAAAAAATTAAATTGGATTGTTGATAGTAAACCTTCCTACGAAATAATAAAAAATATATAATATGGCAGTATTTAGTGCAATAGCGGCCCGAAAAGCTAGAAAGCAGCAAATCAATGCTCAAGAAAAATTAGACCAACAAATAGCAAATAGACAAAAAATTATAAATCCATATGAAAACGTATCGGATTTAAGTGGTATGATTTCAAACCCATTTGCTAATTTACAAGTTGCTACGGGCGCAGCTGAAATGCAAGCAGAACAAGCAGATATATCTTTAGCAAATACTTTAGACACACTAAGAACTACGGGCGCTGGCGCAGCGGGTGCAACCGCCTTAGCTCAAGCTGCTTTAAAAGGTAAACAAGGAATTGCAGCCAACATTCAACAGCAAGAAGCACAAAACGCTAAATTAAGAGCGCAAGGAGAAGCGGGGGCAATGCAAATGAGAATGGCAGAAGGACAAAGAATGCAAGAGGCCGATATATTAGGGAAAACTTTTATGTTTCAAGCACAAGAGGGTAGACAAATTGCAGATATAGCTAGAAGTGGTGCAATGGTTCAGCAATATGGACAACAAAGATCTGATGCTTTAGGCGCGATGGGAGCTAACACCATGTCATTCCTAGGCGCTGTTGCCACGGCTGGTGCTGGTGGAGGTGCTGGTGGTAGTTTTGGATTTGGGGGAAATTAAACGCCGGTAGCGGCACTAATACTAACAGAAATTTTGGATACCATCCAGGTTAAAAATATAATAAATTATGGGATTACCAAAAGTAACATACGGAAATTACAATTACGGACAATACGCAAATCCAAAAGCAATACAATATAAAGGAGGGCTTGGTGAGGGATTAGCTGGTGGTGCGTTAGCTGTTGCTAACACTATTGCGCAAAGCAGAAAAGAACAAAAAGAAGAAGGAAAAAAAGAGGATGAAAAACTAAAAAAAATTGATATAGATAGTATTAATAAAGCTGGCGTATTTGGTTCTCAAATGAAAAAAGCCGCTGGAAAATCTTTTGCAATAAAAGAAAATAAAAAATACATTAGGCAATTAAAAAAAGATTTTGGGGAAAATGAAAAACAATTTGCTTTACAAGGTAGTGCATATGCAGATGAGTATAGCGAAAAGAAAGATTTTTTTGAAAATATATTAAATGAGTTAATTCAATTTAGAAATCATGCCACCACTGCTCTTAAAGGATCCGATTTAGACATTAAGGATATTAGAAATAATTCTGCAAACCTTGCCCGTTACCAGCAAAGAAAAGCTATAGAAAATGGACTTTTTACTTTTGGTACTAACGAAGGCACTCAAGGCTTGCAAGTTACATTTTCAACAAATGGTGAACCAGCCACTTTATTGGCTAGTGATATTTATTCAGATGCAAAGTCTTTAACACCTCAGGCTTCATATTCTAATAGCATGAATAGTACTTTTCAAGAAGAAGTTGAAAACGCCTTTCGAAATTTTAGAGGAGTCGAAGGAATCACAATAGATGATAAAACACCTATAGGCAATAAAATATATAGCCGTTTAAATTTTAAAGGAGCAGAAAAAGAAATTAAAAATTATCTTAAAAGTTCCTCGTCTATAACTAAAATAATGAAAGACCCTACTTTTGATAATGAAACTTATTATGAAGACATTTTAGGTTTGGAAAATTACGAGGGCACAGAGGACGAAGACAAACTTATAGTTGAAGGTTTGGTTAATGATATGTTTAAGCAAGCTGAAGATTTAAATAAGTCCGTTGATTCTTATACTGTTACCAATACAAATACAACCCCAACAGGCACTACAACAAAAGTTACAAACTTTTTAGACACCGTGCAGGCAACACCTACCACTAAAACAAAATATAAAACACTTTTAGACACATATGATGGGTTTACAGTGGAAAAAGATGGCAAACAACTAACAGGAAGAAATGTGGGGGCACTTGATATGATAAAACAAGTTAAAAGCGCTGATCAGTTTAAATACGGCACTAATCTTACTGACGTTTTAACAAATGAAGAATTAATTAAAGAAATTAATTTAGCTTTATCAGACGATAAAGGAACAAGAGAAACTTCTATTTTAAGAACAAAAAATGGTAATAGCGTGAAAAACGCAAAAAACGGGAGATTAAGAAAAAAATTAGAAGCATTAAAAAATAAATTAGCGGCAGGTATTGGAGATGAAAGCAAAATGAAAGCATATCAGCTTACGGTCATAGATGATGGCGACAATAGTTTTTTAGTTCCTGAATTTGATAGTAACGGCAATTTTAAACCTATGCTGGAAATAGACAACAATACTTCTTTAGATTCCCATACTAAAGTATTATCCCTGTTGCCTAACGTGGGAACAGGAAATACCGGAGTAAAATTAACTACAGAGATATATGATATAGTTGGGCGATATAACTCTTATAACAAATAATATTATATGGAAGATTTTATTTACGAGCTTAATGGCGAACAAATTGTTGTTAAAGCTGAAAATAAAGAAAATTTTGAAAGTTTATTTCCTGAAGCGGTTTTAAAACAGCAAGCAGAAAATTTTCAACCGGGTGTCCCGAATGTGGATGCGAGCGAGACGCCTGTAAAAAGAAGAATACAACAATCAGGCCAATCTTCGGGCTTCGCATCAGAAAATGGTTTTTCGGGATCAGCGGATGATTTTGAAAATACACAAGAAAAAGCAACAGCTATAGAAAGACAATTTGGTAAAAATATTGTAACTGATTTTTTTGGAGACTTATATAGGGCTGGGGTACAAGGATCCGCCGCAGGATCCTCTGTTGACGAAGCTTTTGATGTTTATAAAAGAGGTGATGATATTTCCGATGAAGATTTACAAAAATTTATCGATGCCAACGAGCGCATGGAAAATGCTGGTACCTCTGATGAAATGTTAGAATACCAAAAATTATACGATGAAGCTGGTGGAGGATTGTGGGGATTTTTATCTGCGAACGCACAAACTAGAGGCGCTGTATTACCACAAATAATAGTTAGCTCTGTTGCAAATATGGCCACATCCGCTTTTGATTCAGAAGAAGTTTTTGGAACAGCTGCTGCAAGCGCGGGAGTTGGGGCCACTGCTGGTACAGCAATTTTACCAGGAGCAGGAACATTAACTGGCGCTGGTGCTGGGTTTGTTGGAGGTTTAGTTGGTGCAATGGAAACAGGTTTAACTCTTTCTGAACTATTAAAAGAAGAATTAGATGGTGCTGATTTTAATAAAGAAAATGTAAGAAAAATATTAGAAGATTCAGATGCTTTTGATAGAATAAAATCAAGGGCTGTTGGAAGAGGTTTAGCAATTGGTGCTGTTGAGGCTGCTACTTTAGGTTTATCTAGGGGTGTAGCTACTAAATTAGGGAAAACAGCAATGACTACTACTAAAAAAGGCGCAGTTATTGCGGGCGTTGAAGCGGTTGGTGGCTCTACAGGAGAGGTTGCAGGTAGATTAGCGGCTGATCAAGAAATGGATACATCTGATATTTTATTTGAAGGTGTTGCAGAATTAAAGGGTGTTATTAATGTGGCCGATATTCTTGCTAAAAAATCTTATAAAGTAAATGGTAAAAAATCTACCAGAAAAGAAATATTAAAATTTGTTACAAACCCTAATACTAGAGCTGAAGATATTGCGGCTGCAGATATAGACGTACAAGGCGATGTAGAATTTAAAAATTTTATAGAAAACAAGCAAGCGGATATATACCTAGAGTCAACTATACCTTCTATTGTAACAGATTCTAAAGATAGAGAAGCTCTTTTTGAATTAGAAAAAGAAAGAAATAAATATAAAGATAATAAAAGTAAAACTGCTCAAAATCTAGTTACCGAAATAAATACCGAAATAAAAGAAATTACAGATAAATATAAAGGGAGAGGTAGAAGAACAACAGCTCAAGTAAACCAAGCGAAGCAAGATGAAGCAGTACAAAAAGCATCGGAAGAAAGAACTGTAGCAAAAACAATAAGATTTGCTGAAACACAAGGCGGTAAAATTGGTTTAAATACAGTAGTTTTAGATGATTCAATTTCTTTTGAAAATGAATTAAAAAAAGATGGTATAAAATTATCTAAAGAAGATAAAAAACAAATTGATTTAATTGGAGGCTATATAGAGGGTAATAAAATATATATAAATAAAAGTGCCGCAGCAAAAACAGGACAAATTAATGTTGGTGGTCATGAATTGCTTCACGGTATATTAGCTAATGCAAAAATTGATAACCTTAATAGTTTAGTAGAAGATTTTAAAACACAGCTCGATAAAAAAACATTAGATATATTAGAAAATAATATGGTCGCAAGAGGGTACAATAAAAGTGCAGACTTGTATGCGAAAGAGTATTTAACTAATTTTTCAGATATGATAGAGTCTGGGGAAATAAAATTTAATGAAAATGTGTTTACAAAAATTGGTAATGCTGTTGTAAATCTTTTAAAATTATTTGGATATGAAAATATAAACTTTAAAGATGGAAAAGGAGTTTATAATTTTATGAAAGAATATTCTAAAAATATAAAGAGCGGAGAGTTGTCGTCTAGTGTTATTTCTCAGGTAACTGATTCAAAATCTGTTGAAGGTAGTTTATCTATAGCTGACGAAAAAGTAGCTAAAGTAAATAAAATATATAATGATTCTTCTGATAAAACTCAAGCAGGGCTAAACATTGCTATGGAATATTCCGGCATGGCCGAAAAATATATTACAGATTTTAAAAATAACCCTAACTTATCTGAAGAACAAAAAGCGTTAATTGATAGAAACAGAGAAGATATTAGGGCTCAAATACTTTATGATAAGCTTCCATCTCAAAAGGCTGATTCAAAAAACAGAAATGTACTTGGGTTAGTTCAATCGTTTGAATCTGAAAAACAAAAATATAATAATGTTGCCGCTTATATAAATACTTTTTTTAAAAGAAGAGCTTTGGAAACAATGAATTACAATTTTAAAGAAGCTGGTATAAAAAGTATAGAAAACGAAGATGGAACAATAAGAAAAGATGTTGCTAAAAAAACTTCATCAAGTCAAAATATTAAAATTAATAAAAAACAAGAAAAAGGCATAAATAGAAAAATAAAACTTGATGATTTAGCTAATGAAATATTTGAAAACTCAAGCGATATTGTAAAAACTATTGAAGAAAGCTTTAATAAAGAAATAAAATTACAAGTTAGAAAAGGCACTTTAAAGTCTTTTGATATTGAAAAATTTGTTAAAACAAGTGTAAGACAAGCTATAGTAAATAAATTTGGTAAAATAACTCAAACTAAAAACACAGCAGGCGAAAGAGTTGCTGTGGTTCCTAACGAATATAAATCTATATTAGTATCACAATTTGAAAATATAATAGATGCTTTTCCAATAAAAGACATAAAGAAAAGATATAGTAAGTTATTTAAAATAAAAGAAATACGTAGAGAAAAAACACGAGAAGGCAATCCAATATATGAAATACCTAAACCTGACAAAAAGGAATTTGTTAAATTTTTTACAGAGGGCAGACCAACAACTATTATTGAAAAACAAAAAATACTTTCTGAAATTATAGGTAATTATTTAACATCTAAAGTTATTAGTGATTTTATTACTACTGAAAATTTAAAAGAATTAAATTCAATAAGTGAATTAGCGCCATCAGTTGCTACAGATGTTGTAGAAAATATTATAATTGAAAATGAATTAAATAAACTAGCCGCGCAGGCTGACAGATACGCTGGGGAAAAAATGTTGCAAGATGAAAGGTTATTTTCTAAATCTGCAATAGCTAGTAAATCGAAAGTTTTAGAGTTATCTAAAATTGAATTAGACAGTGATGAATTTAATAATTATAAAGCGCCGAAAGTAGTTAAAGATTTTGTTAGGACTATGCACGCAAAAGGGATTATCAAAGGTAATAGATTTGGCGGGGTTATATATGAGGAATTGCTTTTAGACAAAATTGCAAAAGCAGGTGGTGTAATAAAAATACTAAAAAGTGGAGCAGCGTATGATTCTACGGCAGCAGACTTACAGCTTTTAATAAATGATATAAAAGTAAACATAGAAGCAAAATTGAATTCTAAAGCTTTATTTGGTCAAACAGGTATTAAAGTTAGCTTTAACAATAACCAATCTAAAATTGAATTTTTAAAAAATAATAAGGTTGTAAATAAAAACGAATTATCAAATTATGAATTGTTCGAATCTATGGTTAATCAATCTTTGCCTTTTATTAAAAACATATTAGACCAAATAAATGAAATAGAAAAAACTAATTTTAATAGTTTTCCCTTGGGAACGCATATAGCTCAGTCAACTTGGCAAAAAGTTCAAGAGTCTGAAAGCTACAAGTTGCTTACAAAAATAAATAAAAAAATGTCTTCAAAAGTAGTTGCAGATCATTATAATGCAAAAGACATGTACTACATACAAATTGGAGATAAAGGACTGTATCATTTAGGTATTGATAAATATGGTTTAGGCACAAAAGAATTTAATGTTGAATTCTTAATGCCTCTTGGTTTTAAACAATCTGGAGCGGCTACAATTATTAAAGGGTTTAAAGGAAAAAGAGTTCGAATTAGTTTCAAATCTGAAGCTAAAATATTTCAACCTGCTAAGCTTAATCCTTCACCAATAAATTTAGAAAATACTGAAGGAATAAATTTATTAGGCGAAAAAGTTTCAGAAGGCTCTTTTAGTAGAGCGGCATTAGATAAAGGTATAAATGATATAATTGAAGAAAAAACAGGTATTGGATCTCAAAAAATTTATTCAATTGAAAAATCAAAAATAGTTGGTGCAAGAAAAGGTAAATTTAATTTTTATATAGCGCCATCTGCCGAAGACTTTGTAGGTTTATTATATAAATTTTTATCAAAAGGGAAATTAGGAGATTTACAAATGGCTTGGTTTAAAAAGCATTTGCTTAATCCATACTCTAAAGCCATGCATAAGCTTAATGCCGACCGTATGGTCTTAATGAATGATTTTAGAGCATTAAAGAGAAAAATAAACAAAGTTCCTAAAAAATTAAAAAAATTCATACCGAATGAAGGCTTTACTTATGAAACCGCAGTAAGAACGTATATATGGGATCAACAGGGCATGAGTATTCCGGGTTTATCTAAAGCAGATCAAAAAAGTTTAGTTAAAATAATAAAAAACGATAAAGAATTAAAATCTTTTGCCGATCAAGTTATACTGATCCATAAAGACAGGGGTTATCCAAACCCTCAACAACACTGGTCAAGCGGAACAATGACAACAGATATGCTGAATGGCTTAAACACCGTTAGAAGAAAAGAAATACTATCTGAATGGAAAGCTAATGTTGATATAATATTTTCTAATAAAAATTTAAACAAAATGGAAGCTGCTTTTGGTGGCAAGTTTAAAGAGGCTATGGTAGATATTTTATCAAGAATGGAAACTGGAAGGAATAGACCATATGGAGGGAATAGAATTGCCAACGCTTGGTTAGACTGGGTTAATAATTCTGTTGGTGTTGTAATGTTTTTGAATATGCGATCTGCTCTTTTACAAACTATATCTACTGCTAACTATATTAATTGGGGTGATAATAATGTTTTAAGTGCAGGTAAGGCTTTTGCAAATCAACCTCAATATTGGAAAGATTTTCTTTATATTTGGAATTCTGATTATTTAAAAGAAAGAAGAGGCGGATTGAAATTAAACGTTAGTGAAAGTGAAATAGCTGATATGGCTAATCAAGGTGGGGTAAATGGTGTTGTTAGTTTTATACTTAAAAATGGTTTTTTACCTACAAAAGTAGCAGATAGTTTTGCTATTGCTTCTGGAGGTGCTTCTATGTACCGAAACAGAGTAAAAACCTATAAAAAACAAGGCTTAAGCACAGAAAAAGCAGAAGCAAAAGCGTTTAAAGATTTTAGAGAGTTAACAGAAGAAGCCCAGCAGTCAAGTAGACCGGACAGAATATCTTTGCAACAAGCGAGTCCTGCGGGGAGATTGTTTTTAGCATGGGCAAATACCCCTATGCAATATGGCCGACTAATAAAAAGATCTACTTTAGATTTAATAGCTGGTAGAGGAGATAGAAAAACTAATCTATCTAAATTAATTTATTATACAGCGATACAAAATATTATATTTAATGCAATGCAACAGGGAATGTTTGCTATGGCTTTTAATGATGAAAACGATGAAGAAGAAGATATAAAAAAATATTCAAAAGTCGGAGAGGGCATGTTTGATTCTATATTAAAAGGAGGCGGAATACAGGGTAGTGTTATTATTGCTTTAAAAAATATAATTGCAGATATTTATAAAAGATCTCAAAAACCTAGACCAAACTATAAAGAAACTTTGTGGAAATTTTTTGACGTAACTCCTCCTTTAGATTCAAAAATGACCCGACTTAAATCAGCTTCTTATAGTTTTGAATATGAAGCTGAAGCTATGCAAGAGGAAGGATTTTCTTTAGATAATCCTGCGGTAATGGCAACTTCACAGTTAATATCCTTTTTTACAAATATACCGTTAGACAGAGCGGTAAAAAAAGCTAACAATATACAAGCTGCCACGTCAGAAGAAGCTGAAACATGGCAAAGAATAGCGTTAATTTTAGGGTGGAGCGAATGGGAGTTAGGTATGACAGAGGATGCTAATAAGTTTAAAGTACGAAAAAATATAAGAAAACCTGCAGCTAGAAAATCTAGTCCGCGTAGAACAATACAAAAAAGAAATTAATTATGCCAAAAGATGCGTGTTACTATCAAGTAAAAAGACGATATAAAGTATTCCCATCCGCATATGCGAGTGGAGCTATAGCTAAATGTAGAAAAAACAAAGGTAAAAAGAAAAAATAATGGCTGTAAGAAAAACCAAAAAAGGAGCATCGCTCAAACGTTGGTTCAAAGAAAAATGGGTTGACGTTAGAACAGGTAAAGCTTGTGGTCGTAAAAAAGGCGACGGCAGAGGTGTACCGTATTGCAGGCCAAGCAAAAGAGTATCAAGTAAAACACCAAAAACATCAAGCGAAATGTCTTCATCTGAAAAAGCAAAAAAAATCAGAGAAAAGAAAAGCTTGGGACAACCAAAAGGAAAACCAAGAAGGGTCAAATCAGTTAAAAGAAGAAAATAAAATGGATACTCAAGATTTAAAAGTGTTAGCATTGAACACATCAGCATTTACAGTTTCAATGACTTCGGTTGAAGATATACTTAAAATAATATTATTATTAGTTTCAATAGGCTTTACTGTTCAAAGATGGTATGAAGTACATAAAAGGAATAAAGATAGTAAGTAGTTTATTATTTTGCATTGTAATATCTGCACAAGATATTAAAATAAACGATATAAAAAATTCAATTCAAACTGGTCCTTTAGTTGATAATAGGAACGTTGGGTTTGGTTTGAAAAATATATTAGAGGAAGTGGTTCAGGATCAAGATTATAACTTAAATGATAGGAGTGAAAATGTTTTAGATGTTGAGCTAATTTATTTTGATGTAAAACGTACTCAATCAAATATTGCATTGTATAGCAAATCATCGAGTCAAACCGAAATAATTGCTATTGCTAAATATAAAAAGAAAAAAGTAAAAGTAAAAGGCACTTCAAAAGACATTACAACTTCTTTAATTTTATTAAATGA